GTCATCAATGGTGAACCAGCACCTTGAGTTGGATTGTTATTCACAGTACGTAATTTACGTTTACCATCAACACTATCTAAAAACGTTTCTTCTTTTACTCCCCATTTAGATAATATTGTATGTTCATCTGCACTATTATATTTATGCCAAAATGATATTGTCCAATCATCACAACGACCAAATCTATCAAATTTATCATTATGCGGTATTCTTATATTATGTCCTAATGTATCATCAAACTTAGCAGCTAAACCGGACGGCGTTGCTGAGACAGCACTACTAGTAACTTCAATTCCACTTACAATTGTTACTGAATCGTTTATTATTGTAGTCTTGTCTACTTTGTTTAATTTGTAAGTTATGCCTTTTGATAATATTCCTAATTCATCATAGTCATTAAACTTTTTGTATAAGTCATTAAACGACATGTAAAAGAAATTTCTGCTACTAGATGCAAATGTAGTTGTATCTATTATAGGGTCAATTAAATTTCCATTTCCATCATCATGTAGATTAATTGTTAATCCGCCTATTGAAGATGTAACTTTAAATGTTCCATGTTTTATTTTTTCGCCTACCTGTCCATATGGAGCTGTAAATAATGATGCCGAATGCCATAACGATCGTTGTTGCATATCAATACTTAAAAAATCTGCAGATACAGCTGGATTATGATTACGATAATACTTATGATTAATTGCATTCCAAATAACATGTTGATTTGTATTATCATCTGAATTGATTGGAAATGTTCTTTCTCCTACACCCTGTCCCGTTTCTCCGTCAATATGAGGAACATGTTTACGATAAATTGCATTATGTCGAAAATAACCGTCGTTGTTAGAAAATGTGCTAGATAAAACTTTATAATGTTTATAAGTCTTTACTGGCCTTTGTTGAAAATCATTTGCCCTGATTGGCTGAAATACTGACGGTATAATTGGCATATCATCTTACTAATTTAATTTAGAAGTCTAATTTAACCTTAATAAGAGCTTCTCTTGTATAATTTTTCAATAATGGTTGAGATAGTTTTGCTGTTGCTAATAACTCTCTCCTGTCATTATATAATCCTACTGTTGTTATATATACTTGTGGATCTTGTATCATTGAATTGAAGAATAACTCTCCTAACGATCCTGTTACAAATGATGGATTATTTGAATAATTATATTCTGCATTCTTAACTCTTACAAAATAATATGTTGATTTAACTTGTTCAGAAGATCTTGCTTGAATACCACCATTTACTCCTGTAGGCGTCAATGCATTAGACCCAGATATAGACTTAAATAATTTTACTGTATTATCGCCTTGTACTCCCGAACCTGTTACAGAATTAAAGTTAACACCTCCTAATGATATGTCTTTATTTAATTGTTCGCCGTTTAATATTGCAACACCATGTTGTGGATATACTAATCCATAATATACTGGACTTGTTGAATTATAAATAGTAGTTCCTTCATCAATTGATCCAGAAACTAAATTATATACTAAACCACCTTCTCCTACAGTTGCAGATGATAATGACGAATCATCAATTATTTGAATGAAATTACTTGTTCCTGATAATTTAACATTAGACCCAGTATGTGCATTATTTGCAAAACCATTAACTATACCACTTGGTGCAGACCCTGATAGTTGTGCTAATGATAATTCAAAATTACCTGGATCTAATTTTTCTCTTATTCTAGCTCTATTAAAGTTTAACACATATATTTCGTTTGTATCTGTGCCGTTAATTGTAAACTTTTTATCATTAGGAGCAAGTAATAATTGTGCATATTGTTTATAAATTGCTCTAGATGGAGTATCATTATTTAAGTTTCCTGTCAAATCTTTTGAACCCGATCCATTAAAGTGGCCATATGCCATAGACAATTCTGAATTGGCATTATTATCTGTTGCAGGATCTCCCGTTGAAAATATTTCTTGTATATATGTTTTTTGAGTTGCTGTCAAATTCGATGAAGTAAACATAGAAGTTAAACTTCCAGTATTACCTGCAAACAATCCTCTTGTAACAGTTTCTATATTGTTAGGCAATACATCATCAGTAGGATCAAAGTTAGTATAAATACGTCCCAATCTTTGACGTGCCTTTGCCTGCTCACGTTCTCTAATAATCTGATCAGCTAATTGTCTAGCTAAACTTTCAACTTGAGATGTTGCAGAAACCGGATTTCTTCTTCTAAATGCTACCGGTCCTCTTCTACTTACTCTTCTGTTATATATTGCCATTTTTATTTCCCTTTATTATGCAACTGGTCCTACTGACGCCGCTGTTGCAATTTCAACTTTTTTAATCGTTAATGTCACAGATGCTCTACCACCAGTTTCATTACCAATAAACAATATTGTAACTTGTTTATCAGCATTTAATAATTCTTTAGCGGTAATTTCAAATTGAGTTCCTGATACTGTAATTGATTGTGCAGCTTCCGAATCACCTATAAATTGTGGAACTGATGCTGCTGAATTTCTAGCTCCTCTTGTTGCAACAATATCGGCACAATCTGAATCAGATAAAATTGCTGTATATCCAAAACTTCTATTACCGCCGCCAAAGTTAACTGTTGATGGAGTTATTACTGTACTCTCATTTGCATTTAACTCAATATTGGTTTGTGCAACTCTTACAACAGGTATACGTGCAGTCCCTTTTGGTAAAGTAACTAATTTATATTTTAACATTTGTGTTTCGTCTGCTAATGCTTCAACAACAGGCATATTTTCGATAGCCGCGCCATAATACGCAGTTCCTAGCGGATGTTCTGGATTATATAGATCATAATCGATTTCATCATCTGCTAATGCAAATTGTTTAATTTTAAATTCGTCTCTACCTCTTGCTAAAAGTTCTCTTCCTTTTTTAGTAAGGATTGCATCGACCGTGATTGTTGAGTTATTTAAGTATCCCATTGTTATTCCCTATCTTTTTAATAAATATGCTTATGCATAAGTTTATCTAACTTCTAAATTACCTGGATTTGTTACATTTGGTTGATTATTAAAGATTAATGTATTTGGATTGGTTTCGAATATTTCTACTACCGCCTTTTGCCCAAGTGCATTAATAGTAGAAGGGAGATTGATTCCAGGCCCTGATATTCTACATCCCTCATACTTTAAATTTTCTGTTGCTTGGATAAAATCATCCATATATCCAGTTTCGTCTAAACTTCTTGAGTAGTTATATTTGCTAGGTATTCCTTGACCTAAAGATCTACTAACTTCAGATAAAAGATTTCTAGCTCTTTTATTTAACAAAATGCTTCCGGAGTAATGTAATACATCTAGCTTGAATATTGAACTAGGCCTTTGTTCTAATATAACACTTCCGGTTGGTGAATATGTTAAAGGAGATAAAGTACCAGTTATTTCCATTGGTAAACTTAAAGCTACTGCTTCGGTATAATTTGTTTGATATGGAAACAATGTATAAATATGTTTATATGTACTGCCTTTATATGGATCACCTCCGGGCAATATGTTTGCATTTGCTAAATAATTGCCGGTATCTAAATATCCACTACTACCTACATGGTATACTTGAACACTATCAGTAACATTCACAGGAGAATCTATGCTAGCAGATAATAAAAGAGTATCACCAGAAACTTCTTTAACTGGATCTTCTATACGACTATCATATTGAGGATTACTGACCTTAGGCTTATCTGCCAACTTAACCTTTACTCTTTCTAATGCATGTGGTTCAACTAATATTCCCATTGATTCGTCAATACGTTCTGGTAACAATTGTTGTATTTGACTAAACAGTGTATAATCAAATTGGCTAAAGACTCTCAAGTAAGCGTTTATATCATTTTTATCAGAATATTTTTTCCAATATTCTTTTGAAAAATGAGTTAAGTCCGGATACTCAAATGTGAACTCGTGATCCGGATCTCCTACATAATCATCTAATGCTATATCGCCTATATGATTGAAGATTTCTTTATTTATTTGATCCGCAGCCGAATAAAATAATCCTAACTTATTTGTATCAATTGGAGCACGATCAAATCTAGATTTTTCTGCAGATGTTTTTGGCGATAATCTACGAACCAATTCATTATCTTCTAATCTAATTTTTTGTGACCTAGGAACATTTCCTCCCAATGAAACTCCTTGCACATAATATGTTTCTTCAACTGGTTCATAATTACCACGTTGTAAATTTGTCGGTGTAGGAAAATTCGACATTGTAGCATATGTACTACCCGAATCTATAAGATTATCATACGGTGTTTGCGCATCTAGTATTGATTGTGCCGGATGTGATGATGATATTATATGATATGATGAAACGGAATGATCAACAGCATTCAAATCAGTTCCTAATGGATAATGCCTAATTAGTGTATCATATGATGAAGTAGGGCTCAATCCGGATACATATGAAGTAGGATTTGTTGTATGTAAATCAAATGCAGTTTGTCCTATATCTTCCAGCCACTCTCTATACTCTTGCATCGAGCCAGAGAATGTTAATAGATTAGGTGTATTAATATTATCAAAACTAATAGAATTATTTCCTTCTACTAATCTTCTTAAGTTAGTATTTATTTTATATTGGTCATTTGCTCCACCGGTACCAGGATATCCACCTAAATATGCTTGCCTATTATCGCTATCATTAGGGAATGCATTCCACCCATATCCATGGCCATTAAATGTCGGCGTATAAGATGCACTAACTCGATGAATAATTTTGTCATCTATATAATCTGATGCTTGTTGTACTTGTATATGGTATGTGGTATTTAGATTAGTTCCTCTATTATAAATTCCGGAATCAGATCCTGTTGTTTGCCAAAACCATCTTAAGTTCCAAAAATTACCATCATATAAAGGTATCCATTCTGTTGAACCTGTCGCCGGCTGGAATTGACTCATACCTTTTCCATGGGAGTAAACAATCCTACCATATTGATCTGAACCAGAATATGAACCTGTATATTGTATTGCTATTTGAGCAGTAGTTCTAGTATCTGATGGTCCGTTTTGTTGATTTGCTTGTGAATACAATAACATGCTTTGCTTAATAGCCGGCTTAAATCTAAATTCTCTTGTTTGTGGAGGAATATCATCTCCGGAACTCAAATGAGGTCTAACAAACCCCCATGTACCAATATCTGTTGTATAATCTCTTACGCCATGTCTAATATGAGGTGATGTTACACTATCAACTGCTGCACCTTTAAATTGTAATGCATATGAAAATCTATCTTCAATCAATGTTGGAGTATCCTCATCAACCTTAGGACCGCCATATTCTCTTATACTTAATAAAGTCTGAGGAATACCATATGTATTCATTAACGCTTTAATTGACCTTGCAGTACCTTTTGTTTTAAGTAAGTATGGCAAGTTGTTAACTATCCTTCTCCAAACTTCTGTTGTAATCTCTTCATTCGGTTTAGAAAATAAAGAACTGGTTGTAGCATATTCGCCGGAACCAGAGTCGACGCCTTATTTATATTGCCATAATTGAGATGCTTGGTTTCCATTTTCTAATTTCCATCCTAATGATTCTGCTACCTGATATAATGTATCTTTACTTTGTCCTAATTTAGGATGTTCTTCTGGCTTATATATCTTTGTTAAATTTTCAATATGAGTATATAATATATCATAGTGATGTCCTATCATATTAACAAATAATTCATATTCACTATTATTTTTATCTAATCTAATATGTTCTGGAATAGATTTTGCTAGCGATTTATTATTTTCATTATCATAAAGTGATGCCGAGGCATACCACCCATTATACCATGTTGTTGCTATACTAGATGTGGAGTGGTGTAGGTAATGTTTACTTCCACTTAGATATTTAGGAAATGATTCTAATCTATAATGATCCGCACCTAGGAACCCGCCTTCTGCAGCATATAAGCCATCCTTATTTGTATTATCATTATATACAGCATGATTTGTAAATAAACTTGACGTTCGATCATTGTATAACCATCTTTCAAATCCATCAAAATTTCCTATTACATCACTTCTCCGATCTCTATTGGTCTGTATATTACCTTGTAATGCAGATGTATCTTCTCCAGTCGCATCTTGTAATACTTTAACACGACCATCATAATATTCAATTAGCTCTAATTTGTATTTAAAATTAGCTAATCGTTCGGCTGCGGATGAAAAATGAATAAAGTTTTGGAAACCAGAGTAATCTATATTTACGGCCTGCCCTAACGACCCAGAAAATATTCGATCTACAATTTGCTGTGATGTTGAAGTATTTGCATCTAGCAAACTATTCCATGATTCGAAATCTGTTTCTGTTATTGTTCCTCGTGATACATCAATTGCAAAATTTGGTCCTAATAATTCTCGGCTTTTCTCTTTTGAAGAGCCTGGACCTGACAATGTTATATTATCTATATAAGCATCAGATAATTGTTCTATTGTCCATAATTTGTCTTTAACCTCCACTCCTGCAGGTAGTGGTTTATATAATCTTGCAACAAACGCAGATTCTGATTGCCAATCTTTTTGATTGATAATTTTTAATATTTGATTGTCGCCTAAGTTAATAGCAATGTCATCAGATAAAGGCCTTTCGATGACTGCAGTTAAAATAGGATTACCGCCTTCATCTAAAACTAATTCATCGTTAGAATCCTTTTCATACACCTTTTCAGCATATTGACCAGAACCAAAACTATCGATATATTCTGCAACATCTAAATTGGAATTTGGAAATGATTCAACCCATACTTCTCGTCTATCATCAGATATTTCTTTTATATAAAGGCCTTGTTCTTCTTTTGATCCTAATAAGTTTTTATATACATTTACTACAACCTCAAACTGCCCGCGTTCGATTCCTAATGACTGACATGCCTTACCATAATCAATATAAAGCTGAGACCTTTGTATTTCAAAATCATCTATACATCCACCTACAATATAACTAGATTCAGATCCTATAGTATATAAATGTATTTCTACGACCGGTCTTTGTTCTGGTGAAACGCCTTTTAGATCTAGTTGTAATATATCTAAATCTTTTTCGTTCCATACAACGCCACGGACAACTCCATTAGTTTCTTGTATTTCTTTTATATTTGAAAATCTATCTAATGCCATATCATCTTATACCTTTGGTACATAATTATCAAATCTACAACCTGGTACATATTGGTTCAAAATATTTTGAGGTCCTTTCGGCCATACCAAGCCATACTTTCTTTTCTTTTTCCAGAAATTACCGGTCTTATATACTCGTTTTCTTAAATATTGAATTGCATCATACTGACCTTTTAACTTCTTACTTAAATAAATATCTATCTCTGTCTTTAATTGAGTTCCTAATGCATATACTCCAGAATTATTTAATTCATCGACCATTGTTTTAATAGATAAAATATATTCGAATATTTGTTGGAACTCTTCTACATCATCGGCCTTCAACATAGCTTCATCTATATCATCCATTCCGTTATATAATGTATCTATCATTTCTGCTATATAAGGTATGGCCGTATCAGCTGCATCTGCTGCTTGCTTAAACCCTTCTATATGATCATCACATTCATTTAATATACACGCTTGTATATACCAATTATCGTCCATGAACCTCCACGGAGGTAAATCATATTCATCTGCAGGCACTTCACCTATTATTGCATCTGTTAATATCAATGCTCCGGCTAGTGCTGCAACACCTATTGTAATGGGATTGGTTGCTAACGCGCCTAATGTTGCTCCAAAACTCGGGGCAGCTGCAGAAACCGTTACAGTTGGTAATAATGGTATTCCGGCTGCTACTAATGAAGCTTCAAATGCTGCTGTGGTTGCAGCTGCTATCGCAACACCAATTTGTCCAGCTAAATAAACCCCGGCACCTGTTGCTACAACCGATCCTACACCTATACCAGCCTTTGCTCCACCAGATGCCCATGCCATGAACTTGTCACGTTGCACTGTTTTCATCCATTTATATTTTGCAACTAAATCTCTTTCTTGCGATTCATTTAATGAAGATTTAATTCCAACTCTTCTCTGACATACTTTGAATAACCTTTCATTACTGGTTTTAGTTTTTATCTTATCTTTTCCTGGCCATGTCTTCTTTTTAACATATTTCCAATTACCATCTTTAGATATCATTATTCTATATAACGGACTCTTAGGCCCTAACATTTTTACGACATAGTCGCCATAATCAGATGGTAATGCATCTTGCTGTGTTTTTGCAGACACTATACCAGAAACAATCCCAGGCCATAATTCAAATATCTGTTCTTTAATAGCATCAATTTGTTCTTGTTCAATTGACTGTGCAATTAAATCTGCATATTGCTGTTCTGGATAATATTTTATAGACCCTGCAGGTTCATATGGGGCCATATAAGATAATCCAAATGGGTCTTGTCCATTTGAAAAATTATCTATATACTCTCTATATTCACGTCCATCTAAACCAGATCTACCGTCATCATCAGCTTCAATAATATGAGGAAATGCATTCCATAATGGTTCTGTCTTATTAACCATATCAGATTTGGAATCAAGATTTTGTACATCATTAGTAAATGCAGATCCTCTACTAGGCTGAACTACAGTTATTCCTCCTGCCTCAACTAATAAATTTATATATCCAGTTTCGCCATACCTACCTTGACCTGGAGTATAATCAGAAATATCATAACCATTTAGATATGCATATAACTTCATAGTTTTACCATCAGTAACACGTTTCCAATGACCATTGATCATCATACGTAAATTAAGAACAGCATCGTCTGAAGCAATATCTGTACCCATACTTACTTCTCTACCAACATATTCTGGTCTAGGCCAATCGGCTATAATCATCTTACCTTCATATTTTTCTCGTAATGCTTCTCGATAAGTTTGTTTTTGAAACACCTGATCAAAATATCTATCATTAGGATCTTGTTCTTGATAAATATCTGGAGGTAATTCGTTGCCATCTTCATCAACTCCAGTACGGCCATCAGTTGCACGCATGCTCTCCGGCTTAATATAATCACCTGGATCTCTTAAGAATGGAGCCTTTGGTCGATACCCACTTCTAAATCTTATTTGAGGAGACCATTCGCTATCACGTGTTGGTAATGATCTAGCTCTAAATTCTTCTAATTGAGTAATATCTCCATCATCATCTTCATCCAAATCTGTGTTAGCACCATAATCAACAGACTCATCTGTTTCGCCATCTAATAATAAATCGAAATCTTTAATTTGATCTCTTGTAGCCTCTGTAATAACGTCATATGATACGCCCCTTTCGACTAACATTACCTCTAATGTTTTATATGTAGGTATAGGATATGCAATTCCATTATTAATAAAAAATACGCAGAATGGATTGAAATCTTCTTCATCCTCATCTATGTTATGAGGTCCTCGATCAATATATGCATCATGAATGTCTCCTAAATCGACATCTGAATTAACTAGGAATATTCCACTTTCTTTAACAGGCACTACAACTTGAATTTCTTCTTCTTCTTCATCTTCAAAATATTCCCATTCTTCATCAATCAAATCATCTAATATATCTTCATCTACCGT